TCATAAAAAGCGAGTTCCGGTGCATCCGCACCTTCACCCGATATCCGAGCTCGAGCGCGCCCTCACCAGGTTGCTCTCCAGGTAGTTCACCCGCTGCCGCGGCTTATTCTCGTTCGCATCGATCCGCTTTGCCCTCGGCAGGATCACCGACTCGTAGCGCTGGAGCAGCGCCATGCCATCATTGCTGCCACCTGTGATCGGTCGCGCGATCTTGCTCGCCAGCTTCGCGGCAAAGGCCTCGATGAACAAATTGTCATACTTCGACTCGTCCGTGATGCGTGCCGTGTAGCGGATCTGCGCCGAGTCCTCGTCCGTGAGCAGCTTGCCCCCCTCGATCTCGCAGGCCCGCACCCCCTCGTCATCCTCCGCGTCATTAAGCTGCAGCAGACGTAGAAAGTTGCTCGGCAACTGAAACTGATGCGCCCAGCCAAACGCCGGCGCCGAGGAAAGCTCCGAAAGCGTCGCCCGCTCCGTCGCAAAGTTCCACGGATGCGCCCGCAGCACCTCATCACGAGTCTGCTCATAATGCACCGCGCAAACGCGAGCCTCATTCGTCGCCTCGTCGAGAGAAACAATCCTCCGAGCCGAAATCTCCGCCAACGCCAGGTTACAGATAGATGTGGATGATGTAGCCATAAGGTTCGATAATACGACTGTCAGTTAGTCGGGATATGCATAGAAGCTGCAGGCCTCCTTCTTTGTCGCGGTTGCTGTTTAGCCAAGCAGCGCGAAGGCCAGGATTTCCGATCGCACCTTTACTTTAAAAACTCGGTTCTAAAATCGTGTAGTTGTAGGTGGACGTATCCGTAGCCGCGCCCGTCGCGGTAAATCCGACTCCCGGCTCAAGCACCACGTCCGGGTTATCGTCTCGCGTTCCTCCGACTATGGAGACCGTTAAACCCACGTTCGAGTTAGCCGAAATTCTCGCATCCGCCACCGCGGCGCTACCGGCTACAAGCGTGAATTGGCCCCCAGGCACCTGCACGGCAGAACCAATCAACCGCAACGCTCGAGAACCGCCGTTGCCACCTGAGCTGACAGTGCTGATTCCGTCCGTGTTACACAAAAGTTCCAAGACATTATCGCCTTGGTATTGTACCAGCCCCCCAGAGTTCAGTTGGAAGCCGACTCCTTCCTCTTCCTCCCACTGTATGCCATTGATCTTGCCGAAAAGCTGCACGGCGGTCTGTGAATCACCCAACGATATGACGTTAGATCCAGAACTCATTTGTTCGTAGGTTGCAACTGCCCCCGGCAGCAGGAGCACGTTACTTCCAAAGCCAACGTCCGCCGTGTAGTCGCCCGGCAGAACGATGATTAGCACTCCTTCCCCCGCGCCGTACGCTGCGGCGATCGTCGCAAACGGCCGAGTATAGTCGTAGGGACTGAGCTGGTTCGGCTCCTCCCCTCGATCATCCGTTGCCGCGCCCCCCTTAGAGACATAGATGACATTGCAGCCGGTGAAATCCGGCGCTGACGATCCCTCAGCCTGCGCCAAGAAATTCAGACACTCGTTGTCCTGGAGCTTTTGGGTTCCAGCCAGAGCGTTCAGAGCTTCATTATCCGTCATATTTTTCGAAAATTGAACAAGACCCGCCCCCCTCTCCAGAGGGCGGGCCATTGCCGGTTGTTGGGACTCGTTTACGACAGCCGATACGCCACCCAGACCGTGAAGTCCTTCGCGGTCGTCACGCTTATCGATCCCGCGTTCACCAGCACGCCCTTGATCCAGGCAGTCTCCGTGAGTGCGCGGGGATTCGGGCCCGCTTCGCCAGACGCAAATGCCACCCGTCCCGCCGTGGCGAGGCTGATCGCGGTCGAATAGCGGTCGTCATCAGCCGTCGGATCGTCATCGCCGATCTTAATGCTAATGTCCGTGCCGCAATCCTCGGTATCGATGAACGACAGACCAGGGATGACGACAGAGCCCTTCGGCAACTGCGCGATGTAGAGCACGTCCCCCGCCGCGGTCGTGCCCGTGGTGGTGAACGATCCCTGTGCCCACACGACGTTGCCGGTGACAAGATTGCCATCCGGCAGCCGCGAAGGCGATGTGGCAAGCGCCGTCTGGCTGGCGGCGAGCGTTGTATATATATTAGCCATGTTATGTAGTTCCTTCCTTGATTAGGTTTTCGCCGGCGGCTACGGCGCTTCGTCGCAAGCGATCGCCACAACCTTCTTCTCCTCCATCCGCACCGCGCCCATGTCGGCGACACTGCGGATCTGGATCGCGTGGCTCTGCGTCGGCAGGATGTCCACGTGCGTCTGCCGGGCATTCTCGGCAAACTTCACCGCACTCTTCACGTAGGCGTAGCAAGTGCGAATGTCCGTCGCCAGCGGCAGGCGCTGCGTTTTGATCCAGGTGAACCCCATGAACCGGTTAAGCGTGCCGTCCACCAGCGCCTTCACGCTGTTGTAGTCGGACGAATTAACCTGCGTCACATTGTTCAACAGATCGTCGAGCTGTTGCTGCGTGTAGAGAAAGATAAACTCCTCGTCGTCATCCACCTCGTTCTTGCCCAGCACGGACTTCGCCGCGATGATCTTCGCTAGGTTCAACCCCACGTTCGCCGGCGTCACGCCCGCTCCCTTGAAGTCCACCGCCACCAGCTGCGCGCCCGAGAGCGTATTCGCCGTCGTGCCCAACTCGCCGCTGTAGCTCGTGCCGCCGATCGCATCGATGATCACGTCGTCCACCTTCCGCATGTAGGCCGACACCTGCGCCTGCATGATCTCGCTCTGCGGCAGCGCGATATGGCCAAGGTAATCCTTGTCCTTCTCGTCCAGCAGGTTCGAGATTTCCTTCGGACGCATCCGCAGCCAGCGCTGCGACAGCCCCAGATCCTGGTTTACCGTAGCGCTCGCCCGGCCGACCTTGTCGATCATCTCCTGCGCGCCCACTTGGTTAAAGGATCGCTCCTTGCCGCTCACGGTAGTCACCGTCACGCGGTCCTTCAGTTTCGACATTCTCTGCTGCACGAGATGATCCCAGTTCGTGGAATACTCCCGCGGAAAGAACTCCGGTATTTGAGTAATAGGCATATTCAGCCCTCCTTATTTGATATTTGTGAATTAAGTTACTTGCCCTCGGCTTGCTGATTATCCGCACACGCGGGTCGTCAACCTCTGGGAATGCCGTGGGCAGGCTCACTAAGGAGTTGTCTGCCGTTGTCTGTATAGGATCTAGTCGAAATTCCGCTCGCGGTCAACAAAAAATTGTTCGCGCCGCCATGCTTTTTCGCCTTTCCAAAGACGGCATCAAGTTTCACGGTCACCCCAATGGAAGCAGAATCCCTCACCACTTTGGCGACCCACCTCTCGAAGGAAATCGAGCTCGCCACCCAAATGATTATTGAGCAACGCACCAAAAATAACCTGCTCGTTGCGCTGGGTCCCTTCATCATTCTGGGGGCCATCTCCGCCAGCAGTCACGCCATGGAGTTGGTCTCTGCTCTGTCTCGCCGTGCATTAGCCACCCTCTGCATCCTTCTGGTAATAAGCTACGCTGCCCTGGGGTACCTTTCCGCTCAGATCGAACTCAACCTCTGGAACCAAGCCAATCGGTGGCGCGAAGAGCTAGCTCTCCTTTATGGTCTGCAACAGGACTTTTTTGTATTTCCTTCCTCCCACCTCATCGCCACCTACGTCGGCATCTATGCTGCGATCGGGCTCGCATTCGTCGCCATTTTCCTGCTTATCGTCACCGTTCGCCGCTCCGGGCGAAGGATTGGCCGGTCAGGCTGAAAGCAATCTGTCCGCCCATTCTCTACCGATAGTCACAGAGGATCCTTACTGGGTCCGCGCGGCGCACCCGCCAAGTAATAACAACACAGCTAGCATGCCAGGCGTAAGACTTCATCGTACTCGGAGCTTCCGGTTCAGCCGCCCTGCCCGCTAGCACCACCGAGAAGGACGGCTACTCATAACACCGATCCATCCAGCTTTCAGAGGCTGGCAGAGAGTCCCGCGAAATCGCCCGTTTGAGATCACCAGTCGAACGCTAACGACACCGATAAGATCAGGGAGGTTTGAGTTTTTCCTGCCTTCCTGCTTTCCTTATTCCAATCCAGTATTTCCCTCGTTTGATTTCAAAACCAAAACGCCGCCCCGGGGAATTTTCCCTTTCGGGAGCCCGGAGCGGCGCGCGTGTTGGCTTTTCCCCTTCTCGACTGGAGAACCGGGGCCACAAAATCTCAGAGAAGCCGCGCCATTCGCACCACCAATCACCAATCACCAGTCACCTTTACATCTGCGTATCCAGCTGCCGCGCCAGCGCCACCGTCTCCGGGTCCCCATCCTGGTATTTTTGGTAGAGCGGATCCTGCGGATTCGTGCGGATGCTCTTAGCCCGCGTCGCCCACGTCACCATCGACGACACATCCTCGCCCCGGTGCAGCTTGTCATCCGAGACCACCCGCGCCGCCTTCACCAGGCCTGCCACCACGTGCGGATCCGCCAGCCCCGGTGAGTTCACGTCGATCCCCAGCCAATTCGCCGCCCGCTTCGCCAGCGACATGTTTTGGGTGAAATCCTGCCCGCGCCACAGATCCTCCCGCAGCACCGCCAGCGACTCCTCCCGCTGCTGCATCACCGTCGCCTCCTGCGCCTGGCCATCCGCCAGCCGCTGCTGCACAAATTCCCCCACGATCGCCTGCATCGCCGCCGACGGGATATTGTGCGCATGCGCGATCTCCGCAAACTTCCGCAGATTCTCCTCCCGCACCTGCACGCCCTCCGGCAGTTCCTCCGGCGCCAGCTTGTAATCATCCGGCCGCTCCGGCACGCCCAGCGTCTTGCGAAAAGCCGCCACCTCCTCCGGCGTGCTCCGCTCCGTCGGCACCATCACCGCGCCCGCCTTCTTCCCCAGCAGCTGCTCCAGCCCCCGGTAAGACGCCGCCATCTGCTCGTAAGCCGGCTTCCCCTCCACCCAGAACTTCTCCGGCAGCCACTCCGGCCGCGCCTCCCCCTGCTCGATCGCCGGCGCACTCCCCGCCCCCGTCTCGCCGCCATCCGCCTCGCGGAACATCATCGCATGCCCCGCCACCATCAATCTCATCGTCATCATAATATTCAGATTATCCTCTCGGGTCTGTTTGGTTTGTTTCTGACCTGCAAAAAAAGTTCTTAAGTTCTGGAGTTCTTAGGTTCTTAAAGTTCTCCCCTGGATGCATTGCCGACCAGGTCTCGCTTCGCCCTGCTCCGACATTCGAGATAGGGATGTCGCTTGCGCTACGACGGTAACTGCGCCGTTCAAAGCTTCATTTCCTGCCTTTATGTTTTCCTTATTCAAATCCCCTTTTTTTATTTCCTAAGTTCTTGAACGGAGTCGTCTTTCTCTGCCTAAATTCCCAAAATTCCGTAAATTCCGTCTAAAAACTCTTCCTCGCCGCCACCATCGCATCCTCCACCGCATTGCGCAGATCCGAGTCGCCAAAAGTTCGCCCAGCATAACGCGCCGCCGCCTCCGCCGGATGGTACCGGCAAAGCCAGAGCAAATAAGCCGGCGTCTTATCCCCCGCATCCCAATTCCGCACCGGCTCCGGCGGAATCACTCCCGCGCCAACGGCTCCGCCCTCCTCCTTCCCATCCGTGGCTAAAATCCCCCTCGCCATTCCATCGCCATCCCCACGTAGAACCTCTCCACCCTCATTCCGTAAATTCCGTTCACCCTCCTGCGAATCTCCAAAATTCCGCAATTTGGCTTCGCCTGTCTGCGCTTCGCTCCGGCTCTGTTTAGTTCGATCACCCTCCCCGCGTTTCCCCGTCCCCGCGTCGAACTTTCCCCTTCCCCCCTCCGACTCCCCTGCCCCTTCCCTTTTA